AAGGCAGATTTCGCGCTCGTCGTGATCCATCCGTTCGGCGACTACGAGCGCGGCGCGCGCATCGAGGATGCAGACGAAGTTGCGAAGGTTCTGGCGGGCGAAAACGCCTCGCACGTGAACCGCGTCGCCGCGCAGTAATCCACCATCAACGCTGAAAGAGCCGCCTCCGGGCGGCTTTTTCTTTTGGAGCATCACACATGCCGATTTATCAAGCCGGCCAGCTCAATGTCAGCGCATTGAACGCGCCGGGCGTCTACCTGCAAATCCAACCGCCGCCGCCGATCATCAACGGCGTGGCGACCAACCTGCTCGGCCTCGTCGGCGTCGGCTCGTGGGGGCCGGTCAACAGCGCAACGCTGATTGGCTCGGGCAACGATCAAGCCAACTGGCTCGGCTCGCCGCAGGTTCGCAAGTACGACCTCTCGACCGCTGTGCAAGTGGCGCTCGCTGCTGGCTCGAACGCGATCATGTATGTGCGCGTCACTGACGGCACCGACGTCGCCGCATCGTGCCTCGTCAAAGACAACGCGGGCACGGTGACGGGCCTCACGCTGGCCGCGCTCTACACCGGCACGATCGGCAACACGCTCACCGCAGCGATCACGACCGGAACCGCGCCGTCGAGCTTCAAGCTCACGCTCACGCGCCCCGGCTTCACGCCCGAGGTCTACGACAACGTGACCGGCACTGGCACGGCGCTGTGGACTGCGTTCGCAAGCGCGGTGAACAACGGCCTGTCTGGCGTGCGCGGACCGTCGCAATTGTTTGTGGCTACGGTTGGCCCGTCCACCGCGGCGCCGAGCACGTCGGCGACGTTCACGGCCACTGGCGGCACTGACGGCACCGCAAGCATCACTGATGCCGTGCTGCTCGGCACTGACGGCACCAGCACGACGCGCAAGGGCATGTATGCGCTGCGCAGCTCGGGCGTGCAGGTCGCAACGCTCGTCGATCACACGGATTCGACGTCGTGGAGTTCGATCGCAGCGTTCGCACTGAACGAAGGCATCTACTTCGGCGTGCAAGGCCCGGCGGGCGCATCGTATTCGACGGTATCCACAAGCCTGAACACGGCCGGCGCGGACACATACGCGCTGAAGGTGTTCGTCGGCGATTGGATCTACTGGCAGGACGGCACGAACAACGTGCAGCGCCTGCTCGGCCCGACGACCTTCTGGGCGCCGAATCAGGCCGCAATGGCGCCGCACCTGTCGAGCCTGAACGACGCGATCTTCGGCATCGCGAGCACGCAGCGGGTTTCGCAGAAGAACGCCTACAGCATGGCGGAAATCGGCCAGGTGGCGACCTCGCGCCTTGACGTCATCACGAACCCGTCGCCGGGCGGCAATTACTACGCCTGCCAGACCGGCCGCAACGCGTCGAGCAATCCGGCGATTTGCGGCGACAACTACACGCGCATGACGAACTACCTTGCGCTCACGTTGGCTGCTGCATTCGGCTACGTCATCGGCAAGCCGCAGACGACCGACCTGCGCAATCAGGCGAAGTCGGCGATTCAGTCGTTCCTTGGCAACCTGTGGAGCATTGGCTACATCGGGGACGTCAACAACCCGGCTGCGGTGCCGTACACGGTGGTGATCGACAAGTCGAACAACACAGATCAGGCAGTCGCCACCGGCTATATGACGGCGAACGTGACGGTCAAGTACCTCTCGATCGTCTTCTACTTCGTCATCAACCTGCAAGGCGGCCAGACGGTCACGATCCAGTCGTCGAGCAGCGCGGTCGCGTAAGCGGCGGGTTCCGTTCTCTAGCACACAGAGCGCCTTCGGGCGCTTTCTCTTTTTCATAGGTGCGACATGCCTGTAAATGGCTTTAACGTCGGCCGCGACTATGCGGTCAACGTGCAGACGCCGAGCGGCCCGCTGCAATTCAACCTCGTGACGAAGTTCACGAAGAAGCAAGACCTGATCGACAAGAAGATCAAGGGACTGGACGGTCGCACGCGCCACGTTGTGTTCCCTGACGGCTGGAATGGCACGTTCGAGATCGAGCGGCAAGACAGCGCGGTCGACGACTACTTCGCAGCGCAGGAAGCAGCGTATTACGCCGGTCAGAACACGCTGCCGTCGACGATCACCGAAACGATCACGGAAGTGAACGGCTCGATCACGCAATACCAGTACACGAACGCCATGCTGAAGTTTCCGAATCCGGGCGACGCCGCGGGCGACGAGACGGTGAAGATGACCGTCGACTGGCTGGCTGAGCGCCGTATCAAGTTGGCGTAAGCCGCGCGGCCGGCGAGAAACCGGCCGCATCCCGAATAACCTCACCTAAAAAGTCATGGCGAAATTAACTGTCAAGCAGCAGGATGCAGGCGATACGCCGAGTGCCGCGATCGTCAAGCAGGCCGCTCAGCGCGTTGTCGTGGAATCGGAGAACGGGCACACCATCGCCTTGCAGAAGCCCGGCGTTCTGGCGCAATTCCGCTTGGTGAAGATCCTCGGCAAGTCTGCCGAAAACACGGTGTACGTGCAGATGGTTCTGCCGCTTACCTATGTCGTCGAGATCGACGGCGTGCCGGTCAATCAGCCGAACAGCGAGCGCGAGATCGAGGCGCTGATTACCCGCCTGGACGAAGAAGGCGTAGCGGCTGTGATGCAGGGCGTTAGCGAGAATTTCGGCGCCCAAAGCGCTGACGAAGTTCGAGACGAAATAAAAAACTAGTCCGGTCGGTCCCGATCAGCGAAGCACTGTGGCTCGTGAAAAACAACGTCCCATTCGACGTTGCGTTCGCGCTGGATGACGTGACGCGCGCGGCATTCTCGATCAAGTTCTCGGAATTTGAAGGGCACAAGTTCAATTTCGAGAGCATGGCGTTTGAGGAACCGAAATGAGCGAATTCACAAGCCTCGGGCAGTTTGCGCGGCACCTCGCCACGCTCGAAGTCGCTGTTGCGCTTGAACTGCGCCGCGGGCTCGATGAAGTGGCAACGGCTGTGCGCGACAAGGCAAAAGACGAAATCGGCTCGTATCAGGCTGCAATCGGTCCTTTCCCGGCATGGGCGCCGCTCGCTGAATCGACGGTCGAAGATCGCGTAGCAAAAGGGTATTCGCCCGACGAGCCGCTGTTGCGGTCGGGGGAAATGCGCGATTCGATCGGGAAGGATGTTTCTGGAACAGAGGCGACCATCGGCTCAACGAGCGATAAGGCCGTCTATCAGGAACTCGGGACCGACAAGATCCCGCCGCGCCCATTCCTCGGGCCGGCTGTGCTGCATAACGAAGCGCTGATAAAACGCATCCTCGGCAAAGCGTTCGTTGCCGGGTTGTTGGGGCGCGGAAACCTGCCGCGTTCGCTCGGATATGACACGAAGATCGACTAGCCGGTAATGAGCGACCAGGCAATCAGGCCGAGCAGGGAAAGCACGATTACGCTGATTGCCAAACCGCCAAGACTGATCAGGATGATGTCGATGCGACTCCAGAGCGGCATTGCGTGAGCGAACCGGATCGGCGCCTGCAATTTTCCGGCGTTGGTGGTCGCCCGTACAGACGGGTACTGGACGGAATCAAATCGATCCGCCGCCCACTCATGCAGGCGATATTTAAGAGAGCGTTTCATGTTCGAAGCATTCCGCATCGGCGTCAAAATTAGCCTGATCAACCATGCCGCATTGGGCTTGGCTGCGTTAGGCAAGGATTTCATGCGTACGGAGGCGCAGGCTGCTGCACTCCAGAAGCGTATCGATAGTATCAACAAACAGGCCATGAAGGGCGGCCTGATGCTCGGCTTGGGTGCGGGCATCGCCGGGATGCTGAAAGGCCCGTATGAGCAGGCGAAAAAGCTAGAGCAGGAGCGCCAGAAGTTCGCCGTGCTGAACCTGTCCGCCTCAGACAATGCGATGGCATTCTCCAAGGCGCAGGAACTGGCACACAAGAATCTTGGCTCGACGATCGGAGACAACATCGCTCTGATCCGCGATCTGCATACGGCACTAGGCGATCTGCCTGGCGCGCTGCGCATGAGCGAAGATTTTCAGAAGTTCAGCATTGCGGCCCGCGTGCAGAACGATGGAAAGCCCGTCGAAGGCCTCGTCTACAACGCCGTGAAGGCGCTTGAACATCGCGGAGACAAGGTTGCACAGAATCCGGCCGAAATGCGCCGCGAACTCGACATGATGTCGAAAGTGTATTTCGGCACCGGCGGCAAAGTCAGTCCGAGCGATTATTTCCATGCGTCGCAGACCGGCAAGTTAGCCTACACGCTGTTCGACCCTGAATTCCTGTACGGCCAATTCGGTGCCTTCATGCAGGCTAAGACCGGACCGACCGCCGGCACCGAGGCAATGACGTATATCAGCAGCCTACTCGGCGGCCACATGGACAACAAAGGCAAGGGGTTCATGACGAGCCTTGGCCTATGGGACATGTCTGTTAGCCCTCAAGCAAAGCTCGTGCAAAAGGCGATCAACGACGCGATCAACAAAGATCCGTCGATTAAGGGCACGCTGAAAAAGATGCACATGCTGACGCCGATCGTCGGCGGCTTGCCTGCTGAGTACGTCGATATGGCCTCGCACCGTCCTGACGAGTTCATTCAGAAGGTTGTCGCGCCGCGCATCCGTAAGCGTTTTGGCATGGACCTGACTGACGATCAGGTTGCCGGCATCATCATGCGGAACCTCAACCGCAGCACATCCGACTTCATCGGCTCATTCATTACGAGCCAGCACAAGTACGAGAAGGACGCGCGCATTTTTGGCGGCGACAAAGGATTCGGCGCGGCGTATCAGCAGTACATCAAGTCACCAGAAGGCGCGGAGATTGCCGCAGAGGCAGCATGGAACAACTTCCTCGCCATGTTCGGCTCTGTTTATCTTCCCGTCATCACTGGCGGGTTGCTAAAGCTGGCGGGTGCGCTCGATAGCCTGTCGCAAATGGTCGAGAAGCATCCGGCTATGTTCCGCGCGCTGTCTTATGCGCTGATCGGCCTGTCTGGTGCGCTGATGTTTCGCGGCACGGTGCTGATACTCACTGCGGCGCTCCGAGGTCTGGGCTTGGCTATGACGATGCAGGCCGCCGGCGGCGCTGTCGGTCTGGCGCGCATCACGGCGATGATCGGCGGCGCAAGCAAGTTCTCGCTGTTCGGCGCGATTGGCATGCTGGCGAACCCGATCGGCATTGCGGTGCTGGCAATCGGTACGCTTGCCGCGGCGGCGTATGCGTTCCGCCCGCTCAGTCAATCTGAAGTCGACGGCGTGAAAACCGATGGCGGCGTCAAGCTTTCGGCTGGCGCGCAGGCTCGCATCGATGCTGGCGCGCTCGGCAATGGCCCGAATGTGCGCACAGGTGGCGGCGCCCCCAACGTCACGGTTCATGCCGTCATGGACGGCACGCCGATTCATACGAAGGTCGTCAACACCATTGTGCGCAAGACAAGCTCGTCGCTCGGAACCGGCTTCTTCGACCCGAACGCGTCGCCTATGACGCAATTCAATACCGGACACTGATATGGCTGTAGTTTTGCAGCTCGGCGACTTCACGTTTTCCGAGTACGAAATCCCCGAGCGCATCACTATGGTGACGGCAATCCGCACCGTCGTCCGCAAGATGGTCGGCGGTGCGCGCAACGTCAACATGATGGGCTATGACCCGGCGCCGCTCGAATGGTCCGGGATGCTGCTTGGCTCGAATGCGCTAGACCGCGCGCGCACGCTCAAGCAGATGGCGCTCGCGCAGAAGATGCTGACGCTGACGTTCAGCGAGTACAGCTACGCGGTAGTTATCAGCGAGTTCGTCGAGGACTTTCAGCGCGAGTACGAGATTTACTACCGCATTCGCCTGGAAGTCGTCGCTGACAACGCTGCGCAGGGGCCGAATGCGGCACCCGGCATCAACGGTGTGATCGGTACCGATGTCACCAAGGCTTCCAGTTTGGCGTCGTCCATTGGCAATTCTGGACTCTCATCTGTAATCGGCACACTCAAGAGCGCGACTGCGGCCGTTTCAGACTTTGCGACGGCGACCAAGGCCACGCTTCAAACCGTGCTAACGCCACTCGCAGAGGCGCAGGCACAAGTTAAAACCCTGATTGCAGCAGGTGAGAACACTCTGCAAAGCGTCGCGACTGTCGGCGGCCTTCTACCGAACAATCCGATCGCGCAACAGGTGTCGCGCCTGACGAATCAAGTCAACACGATGACGCAGCAGCCTCAATTGCTGCAACTGCAAGGCGTTCTGTCGCGCGTCAGTACGAACATCGGCCAGATTGGTTCCGCATCGAAGACGATCACGGTCGTCGGCGGCAACCTGTATGACATCGCGGCCAAGTATTACAAGGACGCGACCGGATGGGTGAGCATTTCCAAGGCTAATCCTTCGCTTCGCGGCGATCCGAACATCAGCGGCACGCAGAACGTGGCGCTGCCGGCCACGAATACCGCGGCATCTTCAGATGGAGTACCTAATGCCTAGTGCTGATCGCATTCTCGTGACACAGCCTGCCGGATTGGTGACTGTGCCGCGAGGTGCGGTCACGCTGGGATCTTCCGTATCAGGCGAAATGACGCTGTGTACCGCGTGGCTTGATTGGGAGGTCGAGAACAACGCACTTTCCTCTGCTGACACGTTCTCGATCCGGTTTGCTGGCTCATCGCTGCCGCCTGCGACCGACGTGAACTGGTTCAGCAATCAAAAGGATCTGTACGTCGAAATTTACGCCGGCTTTCCTGACGACTACGACTATTTCACACCGCAGGAACTGACGAAGCTGATCTTTGGGCAAGTCGACACTATCGATTACGACATCGCGAGCGACACGATTACAGTGCACGGACGCGATCTGACTCGCGTTTTCATCGATACCAAGACGACGGAGAAGTTCCAGAATCAGACGTCGAGCCAGATTGCAACGACCCTCGCCAAGCGCCGCGGTTTAACGCCGAATGTTACGGCGACCAAGACGAAAGCAGGCGCTTACTACGACATCGAGCACGTCAACCTGATGGACGAGCGAACGGAGTGGGACATTCTGTCGTTTCTCGCGCAGCAGGAAGGTTTCATCGTCGCAGTGCAAGATAGAACGCTGTATTTCGGCCCTCCGCCAGCGGCTGACTCGACTCCTTATCCGATCGTCTGGACGCAGGTTAACCCGACGCAACTCGACTATCGTGCGATGGCTGGAAACGTCGAGGACATGCAGTTTCAGCGCACTTTGACGGTCTCGCGCGGCGTGACGGTCATCGTTCGTTCGTGGAATGACAAGAACCAATACGGTTTCAACGCTACATATCCGCCGAAGAAGGTCGGAAGCCTGCAACCCGGTCAAGCGACGACGGCCGGCGGCGGCCAGGTGTTCACGTTTTTCTATCCGAACATCGACAAGCAGCGCGCGCTACAGATCGCACAGCAGAAGTACGACCTGATCGTTGCACACGAGATGAAATTCTCGTGCCGCTTGCCGGGCGACGTGACGCTGAACGCGCAGACGGTCATTCAGGTGTCGGGCACCGGCACGGCGTTCGACCAGACCTATTACCCGTCGCAGATCGTACGCCGTATGTCGTTCGATGGCGGCTTCGAGATGAACGTACACGGCAAGAACCACGCTGCAACCTCACAGGCGGTCCCGCTCTGATGAATTACCACGAACTAGCGAACACCATGCGCTCGCATGCGGAGGCGGCTGCCGGCCGCATCCCTAAGCCGCGTATGGCGCAGATCAGCAGCTACAACGCGTCGACGCACTCGGTCAAGGTGACGTTCCAAGGCGTCGGCGACTCGGACTTCACCGAAACCGGTTGGATTCCACTCGGCGCGGTGGGCGTCGGCAACGGCTTCGGCGTGCTGACGGCGCCAAATATCGGCGACATGGTGATGGTTTCTTTTTCGGACGGCTCCAGCGCGGCGCCGAAGATTGTTGGCCGCTTCTTCTCGAACGTGAACGTTCCGCCAAAGGTGCCGGCCGGCGAGACGTGGATCGTTCACAAGGCAGGATCGTCGCTGAAGTTCGCTAACGACGGCACGGTAACGCTCGTGACGCCATCGAACCTGACTGCGACCGTGGGCGGCAGCATGAACGCGAATGTGACCGGGGCTGCATCGGTGACGTCCGCTCAGTCTGCTGCGATCACGGCTCCGACGATCACTCTAGGGGCGAGCGGACAAAGCCTGCTCCAGTTCGTGACGTCGGCGTTCATGGCGCTGTTCAACGGACACACGCACAACGAAACTGGATCGGTAACGCTGGCGCCCAATCAGCAGATGGGTAGCAGCCACATGACATCAACGGTAAAGGGCGGCTAATGCCGGATCTCAATCATTTCTGGTCGAACGACCTGTCGATTGCTGCAAACGGCGATCTCGCGGTGGCGGACGGCGACACGCTCGCGCAACAGGAACTGCTCCGCGCGCTGATGACGAACCCGCAACTAGCAGACTCGGCCGGCAACCCGCTCGCATCGCCCGATTACACATGGCATGCCGACTTCGGCGCAGGCATCCCGAGGCGCATCGGCAAGACGCTCAACGTCTCCGAGCTGCGTGGCGCGATTCAGGCAACGATGAAAACGATCGCCGGCATTGCCACATCGCCGACGCCGGTTGTCACGGTAACGCCGTTCAACAACGGCGCCGCGGTGACGATCCAGTATGCCGACGCCGTGACCGGTCAGGTATCGACCCTCTCATTCGACATAAACCAATAAATGGCAAACGTACAGACGCAATCGCTGACGCAGATGCTTCAAAACTTTGCGTCTACGGTGCAGGGTTCGGTCACATCCGCGCTCCTGAACTTCAACATCGGCACGGTGTTCCGCGCGCTTGGGGAAGCGGTGTCAGGCATCGCGCTCTGGCTGCAAGGCTTGATCCTGCAAATGCTGGCGCTCACGCGGGCATCGACGTCGACCGGATCGGATCTTGACTCGTGGTTCGCTGACTTCGGTTTTTCGCGGCTGGCGGCTTCGTATGCGACCGGCACGGTGACGTTCTCGCGCTTTACACCAACGTCGCAGGCGGTTGTGCCGGTCGGAACGGTCGTGCAGACGACTGACGGCACGCAGCAGTTCACGGTCAACACCGATACGACGAACCCGGCATACAGCGCAGCGCTCGGCGGATATGTGCTGGCGCCGAATGTCGACAGCGTGAGCGTCACAGTGACCGCGGTCACGGCAGGGACGGGCGGAAATGTGCTCGCCAATACGATCACGCAACTGTCTCAGTCGGTCCCCGGCGTCGACACGGTGACGAATGCGGCGGCCTTCACAAACGCAGTGGATGCAGAAACTGATGCGAATGCGCTGGCTCGGTTTCAGACGTGGCTGCAAAGCCTGTCGAAAGCAACGAAGGCGGCGATTGGCAATGCGATCACGTCGCTGCAACAGGGGCTGACGTACACGATCACGGAGAATTACAACTACGCAGGCACGTATCAGCCTGGTCACTTCTCCGTTGTGGTCGACGATGGCTCTGGCGCTCCTTCAGATTCACTCATTTCGACGGTCTATAACGCGATTGATGCGGTGCGCGGGTTCACGATCACATTCGACGTGAACAAGCCTGTCGTCGTGCATGCAACCGTGGTGATGACCATTACGACGGCGACCGGCTACACGCATTCGGCGATTACCGCGCTCGTTCAGACCGCGCTGCAAACATACATCAACAGCCTGCCGCTTGGCACTGCGCTGGCGTATTCGCGGCTCGCGCAGGTTGCCTATGACGCGTCTAGCGCAGTCACGAACGTGACCGGCGTCACGCTGAACGGTAGCGCATCCGATCTCGCGGCCACGTCGCAGCAGGTCATCAAGTACACAACCGTAACGGTGAGTTGATGGCGACTGGCGACCAAAACGATATGTTGGGGCGCATGCAAGCGCTCCTGCCGCGCGGCTGGTTCGGCGACTCGCCAACGATCCTGACCGCGCTGCTCAAAGGCTTTGCCGCCATTCTGGCGAACGTGTACGCAGTTCTGGCCTACGCGAAACTTCAGACTCGCATTCTCACCGCGACAGACGGTTTCCTTGATGTCATATCGGCCGATTTCTTCGGTTCGATGCTGCCGCGCAGGACAGGGGAGAGCGACGCCGCGTTTCGCAACCGGATCGTCGTCAACCTGTTCCGCGAACGCGCGACGCGCAAAGCAGTGATTGACGTACTGACGACGCTCACCGGGCGCGCGCCGCTCATCGTGGAACCGATGCGCCCGGCTGACACAGGCGGTTATGGCATCGCTTGCGGCTACGGCGTGGCGGGTGCATATGGCTCGCTCGTTCACCAGTACCAAGCGTTCGTGACGGCTTACCGGCCAATCGGCACAGGGATTCCGTATGTCGCCGGCTATGGCAGTTCGCCGTCTGGCTACAGCACGCCTTCTCGCGGTGAATACGCGAGCCTGAGCATGGTTCAGCAGTCGGTAAGTGATGCGGACATATATGCCGCCGTCGCTAGCGTTTTGCCGGCAGGAACCATAGCCTGGATGCGCATCAGTAGTTAAAGACAACCAGATCGAAACACTTTGCCCGCCTTCGCGCGGGCTTTTTTATTTATAGGTCCAAACACATGCGGCGTGTCACAACTTACCCTGGTGCGATCCCCTTAGAAGTGGACGTTCTGAACGGTCAAAAGAACACGATGATCGCTATCGGTCATGTGCTGCAAGACATGCTCGGCACGTCGACGCTGTTCTCGGGTCTTGGCTGCGTGCCGACGGCGCCGGCCGGCATGACGGTCAACGTGAACCCTGGTCGCGCGTACTCGCTACAGGCCACGGACACGGGCGCTTACTCGTCGCTAAATGCGGACGCAACCCCGGTTATGAAGCAGGGCATCCTGCTCGCCGCGCAGAACTTCGCGTGCCCGGCGCCGACGACTGCCGGATTCTCGATCAACTACCTCGTGCAGGGCGCGTTTCAGGAAGTCGACGGCGGTTCGACCGTGCTGCCTTTCTACAATGCATCCAATCCCGCTCAGGCCTACTCGGGACCGAACGGCACCGGCACGTCGAGCAACACTTACCGCGACAACACGGTGCAGCTTTCGCTGAAAGCCGGCGTCGCCGCCACGACCGGATCGCAGATCACGCCGACGCCTGACGCTGGCTTTACGGGCCTTTGGGTCATCAGCGTACCGTATGGCGCCTCGACTATCACGTCGGCCAACATCAGCCAGTACAGCGGCGCACCGTTCCTGACGGCAAGCCTGCTGTCGATGATCCAGCAGAACGGCCTGTATGCGGTCGCCACTGGTACGGCGAACGCACACGTTGCAGCGTTCAATCCGCCCGTCACGACGCGCACTGATGGCATGGTGCTGCGCTACAAGGCACCTGCCGCAAACACTGGCGCGCTGACGTTGAACGACGGCCTCGGCGCGGTTGCGGTGGTCGGCGCGGCACACTCGGCGCTGCAAGGGGGCGAGACCGCGGCAAACGGCGATGTGTGGGTTCAGTGGAATAGCTCTATCGGTGGCGGCTCGTATGTGCTGATCGACTCGACCGGCGGCGCAGCGCAAGTTTCGCCCGCCACGCAGAGCCAGCATGCGGTGCAGATGGCGCAGGCTGCGGGTGTTGTCGGGAGTGTGCGGAATCTGTTGATGTCGGTTACGGCGGCGTCGGCAACGGCTACGCTGACGGCTGACGAGATCATCGTCGAGACTGCGCTGGGCGGCGTTCGCTACTGCCTGCCGAGCTTCAGCAAGACGATCAACCTCGCGACGACTGGTGCTGGCGGGATGGATACTGGCTCTGCCCCGGTTTCGGGCTTCGTCGCGCTGTATGCGATCTACAACCCGACGACGCAGACGGCGGCGCTGCTGGCGACGAATGCAACATCGATCGTGGCGCCGAACGTGTACGGCGCAGGCAGCATGCCGAGTGGCTATACAGCGAGTGCCTTGGTCAGCGTATGGCGCACCAATGCCAGTGGTCAGTTGAACATCGGAACCCAGCGTGATCGTGATATTGCAGTAGTCAATGTCTCGATCTTGAGCACGTCTTCCGGCAACTCAACTCCCACAGCGTTTAGCACAACGGCGTTCCCGAAAAACACGACAAGGATAAAATGCTACTCATCGTTCACTACCGGCACTGCCGCAACTGTGAACGCGGGCATTTATGCCGACTTGGCTGGCACTGATCAGGCCATCATTGGCGGCACCTTCACTGGCGCACAAGGTATGGCTGGTACTGCCGAAGTGCTGATTTCGACACCACAAACCATTTATTACACACTTACGGCAACCGCTGGCGCCCCTTCGTGGGGCTTGAACCTTGAGCGGTACTCGTTTTAAGGCGCAATATGACAAGCATCTTCGTGCAATTCTCCGACGCATCTCAAGAAAGTGTTATATCAGCATTCTCTTGCCCGCAAAATATCGAGGCATGGCCCAACCAGGGGGAGATCGACAGCAGCGATCCGAGATGGAAGGCTTACTATAGCTCGATCCCCGATGGGCCACTCAAACATGCATGGCCGTCTCCGGATGAATAACGCTTAGTTGAGCATGCCGGCCACGATCGGCTGCAGTGTCTTGAAATAGTTTTGCTCTTTTGACATGTATCCGGCGTCGGTAGGATGAATGCAGTCATTCTGAAGGTTGGTAACCCACCAGTCTTGCGTGCTGAACCATGAGTACCAGTTCCAAGCAACAGTCACGCCCATCTGCATTCCGACGTCGTTCATGTCTTGTACAAACGCCTGATCATTGCGAGTCGTCAGAATATTCGGGCAGGTTGGATTGGGCTCCTGCAAGACTGGACGCGCGCCAGACGACTGAACGATCTGAATCCACTGTATTAGATTGGCCTTGTACTGCGCATCGCCAAGCGTGTTCCGGTCGTTCAACTCGCTGTTGGTCAAAACTATATTTGGCTTGTACTGCGCCAGCATGGTTTGAAGCGACGGCCAGTCTCCCCAGCCGTTAATGTCGTTTGAAAGAGTTGATCCAGACCGCGCTGCGTTAATCACAGTGACCTTTCCTGCGCCGAATGCAGCGTCCATATCCTTCTGCATCAAAACAGCAGGGTTATTTGGCGTCTGGCTAGGTGGCGTCGGGTAGTCTTGAGGATCGAATCCAAAGTTTGTGCTGTCGCCGCGCATCAGGATTGTCACGTGTTTCGGCGAACTTTGCTGAGACGTATTTGTCGCTGCAGGCGCAGTTCCTCCACCTCCCCCGCCACCGCATGCGGCAAGACTAACAACAGAAAAAGAAATAAAAATAAAGACGAATTTTTTTTGCATTTTTGGCTCCGTAGGCGCGCGACTATCCTATGGCGCCGCGCCCCATTGTTATTCGGTGAAAAGAGGGGGATGAATGCCCTTTTTCGGCTATTTGATTAGTGTTTTAACTAGCGATCCGATCACGTCTGCTTCGCGCTGCGCTTTGATGTTGCCCAGATAGGCGTCAGGAACCAGGCAACTAGCCATGTGCGATTGCCAGTCAGGCAATGCACTGATGTATGCGTACTGCTTGATGATCGGCACGTCGTAGGCGACTGCTGCGTCGTCCATCGCTTGCACGTAGGCGGCAAGTTGCGGATGGTCCGAGTCGCAGATAGGGCCGGATTCTTCGAGCACTGGCGTCTTGCCGGCCGCTCTCACTGCAACGACCCAATCAGCCAGGTATTGCCGGTAATCAGCCACGGTTTCGCCGCCGAGTGCATCGTTGATCGTGTGGCTCTCGATCACGATGCTTGCCGCAGATAACTTGATGCGGTCCGCGAATGGGTCTCCGTTGCCGTCCATGCCGCGCAACTCGTTGTAGAGGCTGCTTGATGTGCCGCCAGTCGCGCGGTTCGTTACGGTGATGCCGGTATCGTTGAACCGCTGTTGCAGCATCGATTGAAGGGCGGCCGGCTCATTGGGCGATACGACGGACGGGAAGCCGTACTGATTCAATGCGAATCCCGCCATCTGGTCGTCGCCATAGACTTCGATCTTGACGACCGGCGTTGACGCTGGCACCTGAGCCGCAGGAGCCGACGCAGGCGCGGGAGTAGATGCGGCGGAAGGCGCCGACGCAGCCGAATCAGCCCGGCTAGGCGACGATGCCGGGTCAGGCGCGGATGCCGACGACGCAGGGATTGCGAGAGCAGGCGCGACCTGCTTAACCGTGGCTCCCTTCGCCGGCGCATCGGCACCGCCGCAGGCTGACAACATCAGCACGGCGCACACCATGAACGCGCATGCGACGGATACCGTGACAGTATCCATGCAGATTAAATTTTTTTCGACGCGCGGCATTGCATCGCTCGATGTTCCGCGTCGCACCGTAAGGGTCCAGTGTTTCATGTCGTTTGCTCCGTTCGTCGTTCGTTGTTATGACGATATGAAGGATACTAATACGGTATCGCAAACGCAAGCAGTTTTTTGTATCGCAACCCCAAGCCGCCTAGCGCGGCTTTTTCTTTGGAAGCCCGATGGATTCACACATTGTCAACGAGTGGACGCTATCCGCCGCAACGGCTTTTGCCGGTCTGCTTTTCTGGGCGTACCGAAGCCTCAACAAGCGATGCAGCGAAAACGAACGGGCGAATGCCGCTCTGGCGCTGCACGTCGCCGAGGAATACGTCTCGGTGAAACGCTTTGAGGGCTACACGGCGCAGTTCAATGAGGCGGTGAAAACCATCTTCGAAAAGCTCGATGTGGTTCGAGACAAGATCGATCACAAGGCCGACAAATGACCATCACGCCCGCACTGCTTCAGGTCGCATGTGGTGCCAGCGCTGCCAATGCCGCCAAGTACGCGGCCCCCTTGCAAGCCGCATGCGATCGCTACTCGGTCAACACGCCGTTGCGCATCGCTGCGTTTCTC